GCCTTCTCCACGACGAAGATTTCACCCTTCTCGCGCTCACCGGAGGCCCCAGTCAGCGGGCCCAGTGCTTGAATTTTCATGATTCACCTCATGGGTTTGGGACGCTGGAGCACAGCAGCCGCAGCATGTCCCGTTCGTTGTTGAGCAGAGCAGCCTCGACCTTGTATGTGATGCCGGTTCGCTTCTCAGTCAGCCGCCAGCCGGCGGCAATATCCGACCGAGGCCGAATGCGAATTTCAGCGCTGATGACAGCCTCGATCTGCTCGGCCACAGGCGACATCCTGCCCGTGGGCATAGCAACTTCTGCCCACACCTCACCAGCTGGCAACCAGTCGAGATCAAAGCCACCCGAGTCGTTCTGAACCCGGTCCTCATATTCGAGGCGACAGCGGTGCCGCATTGGGCCGGCCCTCATACGTTCACCCAGCGATATGGGCGCCAGAGCGCGTTGGTCGCCAATGGCAGCTCTGTCGCGATGGTCCCAGTGGCCACAGCCTCGCGGTTTGCGTACCAGTGGCCGATCAGCAGAAGCGCTCCCTGGCGAATTGCCTTGGTGATCGTAAGCGCGTTTCCAACCGGATCAGGCAGCGCATCGCCTTCGGCAACCAATGATCGGTTGGTCCAGAGCTCAAAGGTGCTGATGGCGGCGTCGGTGTACCCCTGAATCAGGGTGTCCTCGTCGTCGCCATCGACCTTCAAGTGCACCTTGACCAAGTCAAGATCAATCATTTTTCGGGACCAGCGCCTGCAAGGCAGGCTTGAGCAGGCCGGCATCGAATTCGATGTTGTTGGCGGTGAGCCATTCCTTGAGCTTCGGCACTGTCATTTTGAGGGGGTCGGTTTCGTTCTCGGCATCCTTCTGCAGCAGGATCGCTGAGTCGATCTCCTCCTGCGAACTACGCGAGGCATAACCCGCAGGCGGGTAGCTCGCCGCTGGGTAGCCTGCTTCCACCCACTCAGCCACGGTCGGACCATCTTCGCGCAGCACCGGCGCGGCCTGGCGGCCGAGGTACTCAGCAACGCCCAGGTGCTCGACAGCCACAAGCGCACAGCGCTCCGAAACGTCCTGCTCGCCCGCCTTGATTTCCACCACTTGGTTGCCGTCTACCGCGAACGGAAACGGCTTCTTCACGAGAATGATTGGCATAGATCCTCCGAGGAATGGGCGCCAGAGGCGCCCTCCCAATCAGGCTGCGCTCAGGGTCAGAACCTTGATCGCCTGGGAGTCGACGAGCATGCCGCCGACGCGCTTGGTGGTGTAGAAGCCAACGTATGGCTTGTTGGTGTAGGGATCGCGCAGGACGCGGGTGCCGATGCGATCCACGATGGTGTAGCCGCGCTGGAAGTCACCGAACGAGATGGCGTTTGCGTCAGCGGCAACGTCCGGAACGTCCTCGTTCTCCACAATGCCGTAGCCCAGCAGGGTGGATGGCTTGTCAGCCTCGAGGCCTGGGCGCCACAGGTAGTTGCCCTGACTGTCCTTCAGCTTGCGCGCATAGGCCACGGTCAGGTTAGTCATCATGAAGCGGGCATTGGCGCGATAACCCGCTTTCAGTGAATGGATCAGGTCGATGAGGTTGTCACCGGTGAAGGCGCCAGCTGCACCGGAAATCAACTTCTGGAGCTTGCCGAAAGCACGAGTTTTGTCGCTTTCCACAACCAGGTCGTAGGCCAGATAGCCTTTCGGCTTGTTGACACCATCGCCACTGGTGAAGGCTGCGCCTTCCTTCTCCGAGAACTCACGGGCCACTTCGCCATTCAGCCAGGCCTCGGCATTGAAGAAAATATCGTCCAGGCTGGTCTGGGTAGCCTGGGGGTTGGCGTAGATCTCGCCCATGAATGCTGCGATTTGCCCCAGGGTCGGGGTACCAGTTGCTGGGCGGGGCGCGGTTTCGCCGACCCAGCCGGAACCAGCGCCGCCCAAGCTGACCAGGCGCTTGTAGTCAGGCGTACCGACGGTGATCTGGTTGCACACCTGGCGCATTGGAGAAGTATCTTTCAACAGCTCGATGATGCTGCGATCCAGCTCTTCCGGCACGGCGTAGCCGCCGTCCGCGTCGTTGCCGATTTGCAGCGCCTTGGCCTGCAGATCGCCCAGGCCGGTATCGATGCCCTTGCGCACGAACTGCATGAACGCGGTCTTGTGTTCGCTTGCGGCCTTGGTGCCGGTACCATCTGGACGTTTCAGATCCGCCAGCTCTTTTTCGAGCGAAGACTTGAGCTCGTCGAGTTCGCCCAACTTCTCGTTCAGGGTGTCGACTTGACCGGACAGTTTTCCTTTCTCTTCCTCCAAGCCTTCGATGCGCTTGTCGTTGGTTTTCTTGAATTCGTCGAACTTTTTGCCCAGGGCTTCAGCGACGTCATCGATATCTTTCTTTTCAACAGCCATGAGAGGCTCCTTACATTTTGTCCAAAAGGGATTTCAGGGATTGAAGTGCTTCGTCGGCACCCGCCTCTCGCGGTGAAACTGCGCCGTAGCCTTTGGCCATGAAGGCCTTGGCCTGTGAGCCCGAGAACCCTACTTCTCGCAGGGCGCGCTCCACTTTGCTGGGTGGCGGGGTCTCGCCACGGGCCAGCAGAGATTTCACATCGGTGATCCGGGCCTCGTCGTTGGCCGGGAAGGTGACCAGGGAAAGCTCCCACAGGTCGATCTGCTTCAGGATCCAGACGCCCTTCTCCTTGTCGTACTCGTAGTCATCCAGCATGTAGCCGATGGAAGTACCAGTCAGGCTGCCAGCCTTCATGTGTGCGTGAGCACGCTTGGCAAGCGGGTCGTCCTCGATGAGTAGGCGCCCCTTGAAGAACAGGCCCACGTCGTCCTCGCGCATCTCGGTGTAGATGCCGATTGGTTCGCTCATGTTGTGCTGCCAGAGCATCGCCGGCAGCCGGCCCTTCTCCTTCCACCGAGCCAGGCTGGCTTCAAAGGCGCCACGGACCACCACGTCGCCGTAGCTGTCCTCGACACCGAAGACGGAGCCATAACCCTCGAATTCGCCCGTTTCGCTGACCGACTTGATGGTCAGCGGTCGATCAAGGCGCTGTTTTGTCTGCATCGTCGGCAGCCTCTGGTTTGGTGGTCATGTTCAATGGGCTCAGGTACATGTCGCCGCCATCTCGCGGGTTCATATCCTCGAGATCGCGGCACTCGTTGGGACTCAAGATGCTCCACTGGATACCTTTCGCGTACGCCTCGTACCGTCCTTTGAGGTCACCGCGCATGAGGGCGCCGGCATTGAATTTGGCGTAGTGAGTCAGCCGGTCCTTCTCGCTGAGCAGGCCTACCTGCACCCTGTGCTCAATGCGTGTGATGATCGGCACCAGGGAGTAATTCACGAAGTTCATGCCCATCTGCTCAACGTTGTTGAGCGTCATTTTGTCCATGTTCGCCACCAGGTGCGGCGGCACACGGAACAGGCCGCATAGCTGAGCCTCGGTCATGCGCTTTGATTCAATGAACTGGGTGTCCTGGGCGTTCAGGCTGATCGGTTTCCAATCCAGCCCCATTTCTAGGATCATGGGCTTGTAGGCATTGGCCACGCCCATGTGCTCGCCCTGGAACTCCTCTTTCAGCCGGCCAAACGCTTCGTCGGTGAGCGTTTGCTCAGTGCGCAGAACCCCGCTGGTGACAGCGCCGTTGGTAAACAGCTTGCCGGCATGTGCATCCATCGCCTGGCCGAGGCCTAGCGTCTGACGGGCATAGGCGATCGGGTTCAGGCCATTCAGCCCATCCAGCGTTAACAACCGGACGTGCCAGATTTCTTTTTGAGTGAGCGTCTTCGGTCCAGTCTTGAAATCGACTTTGTATTCAACTGACCAGTCGTCGTTTAGCTTCGGGTGAACAATGTCCGGATTGAGCGGCAACAGCTCGATGACGTTACCCAGGGCCTCAACCTTGTAGGCGTAGAAGTTGCCGCGTAAGCACAGGCACGCCACCAGCATTTCCCAGAATTCCTGGGCGGTCATGTAGCCATTCGGCGCCATGGACAGCAGCGGATACAGCCGATGCCCAGTCGCCGGCAACCGTACCTTTTCCGTCTGTTTCATCAGCCGGCAAGGCAGCATGCCTATCGACTCGGACAGCACGCGAACGCAATTGAAAACCACCAGTTGCTGCAGAGCGCTGGTGGTCGTCACGCGTTGTCCGGTGGAGGTTTCATAGCCAGCGCCTACCGCCTGCGCCAGCTTCTCCGACGTGTCGATGGCCAGCGGGTTGCTCTTTCTTCCAAGGAGTGCTCGGAGCATCAGCTACCCCCTCGAATGATCGCGTAGGCAGATAGCCCCATCAGGATCGTGCCGCATACAGAAAGCGACACCGCTTCACCGAAGCCAACCCATAGGCCGCGCGCCAGCAGCCCGAAACCGACCATGCCCACTAGGTCCGGCAGGCCATCGCGAATACGAGCGAGGGTCGACACCTCGTCTTCGCGAGGCGCCTCTTGTTCAGTGGTCATAGAGATCTGATTCCGTGCTTCATGATGTGGTCCGAGAGCGTTTTCTCGGGTTGTGGATTCAACGCCATCAATGACACGGCGTTGAATGTGGCCATCAGTGGGTCAATTTTCGCGGTGCCGGAAGCCTGCTTGGTAATCAAGAACGCATTCGCAGAGGGAACGCCCTTGGCATTCCCGCACGCCCAAGCCATGAGAGGCTGACCGCAGTGCTGGAGAGACCCATCTGCAAGGCGCCGCTCGGTAGTTTTAATCGCCCCCGTGAGCTTCCACCCCTGGGAGATGCCGATGACCTTGTCTTCCGGGACGCCCGCCTCGGCCAAGGCGTCTAACACTGCACCAATGCCCGCAGGATCGAGCCCTACCTTGTCCAGCAATCCGGCTTGGTGAATTCGCGCAACGACCGCAGCAAGCTGCTCAACATCGTCACCGATGCGATCCACAATGGTGAGGTCGCCCGTAGCCTGAAGATCGAGCAGCCTGGGGGCTTCCGACTTCCGCCTCTCAAGCACAGATGGATGGGCCCAGGCGTGCGCCCAGTGCAGCCAGGTTCGCGAATCTCGCATCCGACCCACAGCGGCAAGCCCAAGCAAGTCGTCCAGACCGCCGCCATCCCCACCAACCGCGATGACATCACACAGCTCGAACATTCGGTCGAGTGTGAGTCCGGGCCTGACCTGAGCCTCCCAGTACGCTGCACCAACCCAGCTATCAGACATCAGCGCTAGGCCGATCTCGATGTTGAGATGCTTGGCCAGGAAGCCACGCACTTCCGCTTCACCGTCGATCTCCGCCTGCATAAACAGGCGCTCCAGCGTTGGCCGGTCGACCGAGTAATCCATGTTCGGGTTGACCAGCCTGAAGTTCTCAGGCTTCCGGGCCTCCCCGCTGTCGATCATCTCCTTCGGGAATTCGTAGATAACCGCCAGGAAGCGGTTGTCATTGATCCGCCCGTCTCGCACGCCGCGGGCGTAGTTCAGCTTGGAGCGGAACACGCCTGCCGGCGGTTCGTTCGACTGGGTGGTCAGCCAAATGATGAATCCTTCTGGTCGCGACAGCAGCCCCCCCGTTGCCTCGCGGATCATGTCCGCCGCTTTCGGGTTTTTGCCAAAGAGCCAGGTCTCATCGATCAGCACGCCGACGGCCTTTTTACCGCCGACCGTATCGCTATCTGCTGCAACCACCTTAAGCGTGGCGCCGGTCTCAAGGTGCGTGATCAGTCGCAGGTGCGGCTGCACATGCAGCAAGGCCTTCAACTCTTCGTCGTTGTTGACCATGTCCTTTGCGGGAACGAAGGCGTTGTCTGCAATCTCCTTGGTCGGCGCGAGGATGATGAACTCAGCCGACTTCCGCCAGTTGCGCACCAGCGCGGTCACCATGATGGCAGCAGCGATGGTGGACTTGCTGTTCTTCTTCGGGATGCAAAGCATGAACTCCCGAATCAGCCGCTCGCCGGTTTCGCAGTTGTAACTGCCGAACACCGCCCCTGCAAAAGCGAGCACCCACGGAGCACACGCGCTCTCTATGGTCGGGCTACCTGGAGCATCGACGATGCGAAGCCCCTTGAACACTTCAAGACTTTCTTCCGCTTCCCGGGGAAAAAGCGGCTCGGGAATGATCGACTCGCCGGCAGCCAGGCGCTGCCACCAGTCCGGGCAGGCCGTGGTCCAAAGCATGTCTTATCCCTTGACGACAGTGAGAGGCGGTTTGCTCTGGGAGTACTTGCCCTTCCCGGCCTCTTTGGCCGCTTCGGCTTTCTGCTCTTTCTTGCCGGCCTCCGCCCTTTTCCCATGGATGTATGGCACGGCAGTCTGCGCAGCGTTGCGCCGGTCGAAGACCTTCGCTCGCGGTTCGTTCATCAAGGCCAGTAACCACTCCAGAGGATCCTGGGTAGAGGGCAGGCAACTGAGGAACTCGCCGTCGGCCTCGTTGACCTCCACGGGGTCGCTGGAGGCTTCGTCAGCTTGCGGCTTCCTGCTTCGTTTCTTCGGCTCAGGATTAACACTGAGCTCAGCTTTGCGAGCCAGGATTGCTGCCGCAATCTTCGGATCAGCGGCCCAGCGCGACCCTGCTGCAGCAGCGGTCGAGGCCTTACAGCCTGCGGCCTCCGCAGCCTCTTTGTTGGACGCACCTCGGGCCTTAGCGTCAACAAACTGTCGTTGTTTGTCTGTTAACACCATTAACAAAAACCTTCAGGGGGGAGAAAAATGTGCACGTGGGGTCGGAGGCGGTCTAGCTAGGTGAGAATCGCTATATTTTGACCTCCCCCCACCCTAGCAGCACGCCACTGGCGTGCCTCGAAGCCTCCCGACGCGCCTCGCGACGAACTGCTGACCATCAGCGGACCAGACCAGCAGCCTCCTCGGCCTGCTTGACCGAGTCGTGACAGGGCTTGCAGAGCGGCTGCCAGTTGGCCTGATCCCAGAAGAGATCCTTGTCACCTCGGTGTGCCACGATGTGGTCAACGACGCTGGCTGCTGCCGTTCGCCCTTGCCGGGCGCAGTAAGCGCACAATGGGTTGTCACGCAGGTATTGCTCTCGGGCCTTCTGCCATCGGTAGTCATAGCCGCGCTGGGAGCTGGTCATGCCGCTACGCCAGCTTCCTGGCGTGACCACCTTGACCCGAGAACCTGAGCTCTCCTTGATGCGAGAGCCCAGCGTCTTGAGCCTGGCCATCAGCCCTCAACCTTCTTGCTCATGAACCGGTCGGAGTACTCGCGCAGCTTCTCAACTCCGATGAATCCAACCAGGCAGCCAGCAAAGACCGAGAGGTTGGGCGGCAGTGCGAAGTACTCCAGCACTGGGAGCAGGCTGATGGCGATCAAGCCACAGATGGTGCCCTCAAGCACGACCTTACGGCCGCGACCACCGCCGTAGATGACGCGACACATTGCCACGGCAGCGGCGATGCCGCCGGTTGCCAACTGAGGCTGGTGAGCCAGCACCCAGGCGAGCACAGCGGCCCACAGGCCAGGATCCTTCTCGGGCATGTTCGGCATCTCGATTCCTCCCGTTTCGGGGAGCGCAATAGGTTCGGCCCCAACGGCACTCCCAGCTCGGAGCGATGGGCGTGGTGGAGCCGAAAACGAAAAAGCCCCGGCGAATGCCGAGGCTTGAATATGGTGCAGATGGCCGGAGCTGATCCCGGCACGGCGGCGATAGGCGTGGACTGGACGCCTCGTTTTCTAGCTGCAGGTGTGCGTACCGCTTTCCACTCGCTCTCCGCACCTGTTCGGCCTATGGATCTTAATACCAGCCCCGAACAGCTCTCGCTCGCCTGATTAGCGCATCAGCCTGCGCATTCATCTGCATAAACGAAAAAGCCCAGCACAGCGGCCGGGCTTTTAATGCCACTCCTCAGCAACTCGCAGGAATGACAGGATGGAGAAATAATCGGCCATGCGGCCATTTGATGTCAAGCGGCATTTTCCATCGACAGGCCTTCGTGATTCAGAATGTCTGCCGCCGCCTCCAAAGCCTCTTCGGCCATCTGCTCCAACACGTCTTCAATAGCCTTTCTCCAGCGGCGACGCGTGCGCTCCGGGCGGGCGTCCGGGTCCCAGCGATTGATGTCGTAGAACTGAGCCGGCAGTACGATCATGTCGCTCGACCGCTTTCCATCTGCGCCCTTCATCTTGGGAATCGCCCAGGCCGTCACGGCGCTGGTGATGAACAGTTTCGGCGCATGGGAGGCAACCATCGGGATCAGTCGGCTGATCGACTGGACCTTACGACCCTTGTGCGTGCTGAACCTGGCCACCAGGACATCCCAGTGGCGCACCTTCAGCTGGCTATGCAAGCGCGCGAACACCCAACAGTCGGCATCCATACGACTGATCTCGCCGCGCTCCACCGACCTGCTCAAGGTTGCCATGTCGTGGCCGTCTTCGCTGCCGGGCTCGTATAGCTTCTGCCAGGCCTGCTTGCTGGTGTTGTCGATCGCTTCTGCAGCCAGGGCCGAGACGACCGCCGCGAGTACGCTGCTGTAAATCATGTCCTTCCCCCCTCAATCCCCGGTGTAGTTGCTGCCCCCGGCGCCGAGCCGGTTGCTTCCCTGATATGTCGCCTCAGGCCCGGATGCCTGAGGGTTCTTCAACTGCTCGATCTGCCGCAGCGCTGCCCGAAGCCTCATGCTGAGCTGGGTCACCAGTTCATCCAGGGCCAGGGCCTCGCCGGTTGCAGCCGCCACAAAGCCCGAGGCATGGCAGTGGCCGCATGGCAGTTCGTGAAACACACCCTGAGTGACCGCTCTCCCACGGCACAAAGGGCACTGAGCCAACTTGATCGCAGCCTTCTTGAAGGCAGGGCCATGGCTCTTCCTTGTCACTTCGAATCCTCGCTAATTACAAATTCGGCAAGGTGGCTGGAAGCCTTGTGTTCCGCTGGCTCGCCCGAATTCTGTGAAATTCCGGATAAGGCCTTGGTAAGGCCGTGAATGGCACCGAAGCCGATGCCGTCTAACCAGGTGTGCCACTTCTCCAGAGCTGCTCGGCGCTGCTGCATGGCCTGGGTGTGGATGTAGGTGCTGGCGATCTTGCCCAGCGTGTGGTTCAGCAGCATTTCGCCGATGTGGCCGTCGATGCCGAGGTCAGTCCAGGTGGTACGGGACACCTTGCGCAGGTCGTGGCTGGTCCACTCGCCCTGCCCCAGCCGGGTGAACACCATGCTCGCCTGGGTTTCGCTCAGCGGCAGCCCGCGCCGGTTCGGGAACAGGTACACGCCCTCGTAGCCCCGGGCCTGCTGAATCGCCCGGTACCGGCTCAGCAGCGCCGACACCTGAGCGGTCAGCGGCAGACGGTGCTCGGTGCGAGTCTTCGTGTTGGACGCTGGAATGAACCACTCGGCAGCGGCCAGGGAGATCTCGCTCCAGCGCGCCATACGCGTTTCACCAATCCGGGTGCCGTGGGCCAGCATCATCAGGGCCAGCATGGCGTCGCCCGGCTCGTCGTCGAAGGCCTCGGCCAGCTGCTGCATCAGCTCCGGCAGTTGCACGTCACGCAGGCGGGCCGCCTTGGGCAGGATCTTGGCCTTGGTGAAGTCGTTGAAGCGCATCCCTGCCATTGGGTTGCGGTCGATCAACCCCAGCTGCAGGGCCTGGCGGAAAGCGGTCAGCAGCAGCGCGAACATCTGCCGCAGGTAGGACAGCGACACCTCGGCCTGGCACGGCCACATCAGGTACTTGTCCAGCGCATCGGCATTCATAGCGGCCACGGCCAAGTCATCCAGGCGCGGCTTCAGGTGTTGGGCGATGGCGGAGCGGGCGCCGGCCTTGCGCTTCGCAGACAGTGAGCGATCACGCGCCATACGGTCGCCATACCAGTCCAGCAGCTGCCCCACGGTGGCCATGCCCGACACCACCGGCGCTGTGGCCGGGTCACGCAGCAGGCGCTGACGCAGCGCGGGCAGCTCGGCAATCACCGCCGCGACGCTCAGCTCTGGCCAGCGGGCGACCGGCACCCACTTCTTGCCGCGCACCAGGTGCCAGGTGCCGCGCTCGCGGTTGCTCCAGAAGCGCAGGTACAGGCCAGGGTGACGTGGGTCGCGCAGGTCGCGCACCGATTTGTCGGCGGCCTGCCGGCGGACTTCGGCCTCGCTCAGCTTCACTTCCCGGGTCGCGCTCATGCAGCCACCGTGGCGGGCTGCAGCAGGTAGGCGCGAATGGCCTCGACCGCGTCGATGTTGCCCCGGCACACGATCGCCAGGTAGCCCTGGGCGGCCAGTGCCTGCAGGTAGGCGTCCTGGCTGGGCGAGACCGGCGCATCGAACGGCGGCATGGCCTTGAACTCGATGTACAGGCCGAAGTACCCACCGCGAGCCATCGGCAGCACCAGGTCAGGAACACCAGCCTTCACGCCCTGCCCTTTGAGCTTGGCAGCTACGGCCTTGACCCGGTGCCCGCCGTTCGGGACGTGGTAGATCAGCTTGTAGGCTTGCGGGTAGCGCAGTTGCAGCTCCTGCATCAGCGCCGCCTGCTCCTGCCCTTCCCGGTCGACGGGCTTGGCGCGGGCCGGCTTGGCCTTGAACGGGCGAAGGGCGGGAGCATTCATGCGACCAGCACCCCCTCGTTGATCAGCAGCGCCTGGGTGCGCATCACGCCCTCGGCGTGGTAATGGCGGGCGGTGTCGCGATCCACGACCCGGCTGCGCCCGTCACAAGCGTCGTGGCAGGCGCTGCAGGACCAGGCGCCTTGCATGTCGTGCGGCTTCTTGCCCACGCCGCAGGTGCCGGCCAAGCGGTAGTGCGCAAGGACGGTGGTCTCGGGGTTTCCGTTGCACACGCCCGGGATACGCACCTGGCACTCCCGGCCGCGCGCGGCCTTGGTCAGCTTGGTTTGCCGCATGGTCAGAACTCCTCCTTGCCACGGTGAGATTCCCACTCGAAGGGCACCACCACCCCGCCGCCCTCGCGTAGGCGGTCGTAACACCGCTCGCCCATGGCGTGCCGCAGCTGGGCTGGCTCCAGGTTGGAAATCACCACCGTGGGGCGCATCTGCTCGTAGCGCCCGTTGATGATCGAAAACAGGGTGGTCAGCTCGAATTCGCTCGGCTGCTCCTTGCTGACGCCGACCTCGTCCAGCACCAGCAGCGATGGCTCGATCAGGCTGGACAGGATGTCGGCCTCGGACTGCTCGCTCTGGCGGTCGTACGTCGCGCGAATGGACTGCAGGATCGCGCCCACCGTGCGGTAAACGGCGGTGGCCGAGGTGTTGCGCATCAGCTCGTTGGCCATGCCGGCGCCCAGATGCGTCTTGCCGGTACCTACCTTGCCCAGCAGCATCAGGCAGCGGCCGGTGCGCTCGATTTCCTCGAAGGCTGCCACGTAGCGAGTGCAGTAGGCCAAGGCCTTGCGCTGGCCCTCGTGCTCGACCCGGTAGTTGGCCAGGGTGCGGTCGGCGAAGCGCTTCGGGATCAGCGCCGAGCCCAGCTTGCGGGTCATGGCCTCACGCTTTAGGCGGGTCTCCTCCGCCAGCTGCTTGGCCTCGCGCTCAGCAATGGCGATCTTCTCGCACTCAGGGCATCGCCCAACGATCTCGCGGCCCATCAGCATGGTCACCCGCTGCTCGAAGGCGCCGTGGTGCTCGCAATCCGCTGGCTGGATACGGAAGCCAGCGGCGTTTTTCACCTCGGACATGGTGATCACCGATTCAGATCGCATAGGTGCCGTCCTCACGCTCGGCCAGGCCGGCGGTGTAGTCGCGCTCGTTGAAGCCGTGGTGACGGCTGTTAGGTTTTGCCTGGGCCGGCAGCTGGGCGCTAATGCGCTTGGTGACCCACTCCACTTCGAAGCCGCGCCAACCGTTCTCGACGGCTACTTCCAGTGCCTGGGCGGGCTGGATGCCGAAAGCCTTGCACTGCTCCAGCTTGACGTTCAGGCCGGCCCAGATTCGGGCGGTCACTGGGGCCTTGGCAGCCTTACGAACCGTCAGGTAGTCAGCGATCAGCGACTCGTCCAGGCCGTGAGGGTTGTCGGCCAGCATGGCGACCTTCCCGAACGGTGCTTTGCGGTCAGCTTTGGCCGGAGCCGGCTGCTCATCGCTGGGGGGGCATGTATTTTCTTCCGAAGGAAGAAATACATAGGGGGTTAGATTCTTAGAATAAAGAAGGGACTCGGCGGTTTTGGTCTGTTTCGACTCTTCGCCGATTCGGATCACTTCAGCCGAGTCGGCTGTTTTGGTCTGTTTCGGGTCAACGTAGATCCAGTCCTTCGGGTCATTCACGCCGATGTCACCCCGTGCACCGCCCTCACGGAACAGCACCCGACGACGCAGCAGACTCGAGATTGCCTTGGATACGGTGTCAGGGTGAGCGTGGATGGCTTTCGCGATGTCGGTAGCCGGGATGCGCTGAGCGCCAGCACCGAAGTTGATGGTGGCCTTGGCCACGTACAGCACAATCTTCATCTCCCGGGCTGGGAGATCGATAGCCAGCAGGCCATCCATGAGCTGGTTGTCCATCCGGGTGAACCCCCTGGACTTGTCAAGTGGGACGATGTTTGTCATGCTTAAACCCGTTGAAATGCTGTAGAGAAAGCCGCCCTGCCAGGCGGTTTTTTTTTGTCTGCAATTCCGCTACTGGATGGATTCGCAGGTGTTTCGGTCATCTACTGGCGCAACGCCAGCCTTGTCAGACTTGTCGCACTCCTCGACAGATGGCTTGGTTTCAGCCATGAGTACTCCGCCTGAGAGAATTTGCAGCTGGTACTGGCGAGAGATCGGCACGACCTCTCCCCACATGGTTACTGCGCTCGGCTGAATACCGAGCGCGTCGGCGAGCTTTTTCTTGCTGCCGAAGTGGTTAGCGGCGTCACGCGTCTTCATTGCGCTTCCTCGATGGTGCGTTTGTGAATTTCAGCATGCTGAAGACGCATAGTCAACGACACCATTCAGCAAGCTGCATACTTAAATTCAGTTAACTTAAACTCAGCGCATGGAAAGACACGAGCGAATAGCCAAGGCCATTGCGGTCAGCGGCATGAAAAAAGGCGAGATTGCGGCCGCTTGCGGAGTCGCAAACTCAGCCGTCACCCAATGGATTTCAGGCGAAAGCAAAAGCCTCAGACCTGAGAACCTCTATGCCTTAGCCAAAGCTACTGGGTTCCGCGCGGAATGGCTTGCCATCGGCGAGGGGCCTGAGGTCGAGGAAAGCAACGTCGAGGCCATACCGCAGCCCAAGATGTCATTCCGTTACCCCGTGATCAGCTGGGTGGCAGCAGGGGCATGGGCGGAAGCAGTTGAACCCTTCCCCCCGGGATTCTCGGATCGGTACGAAGTCTCCGACTACGATTCAAAGGGCGTCGCATTCTGGCTGGAGGTCAAGGGTGATTCCATGACTTCGCCAGTGGGAACGAGCATCACCGAAGGAATGATGATCCTTGTTGACACTGAAGCAGATGCCATCCCTGGGAAGCTGGTCGTAGCCAAGCTCGCGGATAGCAATGAAGCTACCTTCAAGAAGCTGGTTGAAGACGGCGGACGACGATTCCTGAAACCCCTCAATCCCGCATATCCCACTGAGATGTGTGCTGAAGGTTGTCGCATCGTTGGCGTGGTTGTTCGCGCAATGATGAAGCTTTAACCCTCCGATCAGCAGAAACCCGGCCAGAAACCGGGTTTTTTTATGCGCGCAGAAAATCCGACATGCGCCAATCGTCTACACGTTGCGGCGAACAAAGCATCGACGGTCTTGAAAAATCTACTGACTCACGGTAACTGTACGCATATACAGCACAAGGAGTTACAAAGATGTTGCCGCTCGCGCTCTCACATTCCCCATCTCGTTCATACGAGCGCCTTGGATATCGAATCCAGCAGGCCGTTGCGTCACCTCACGTGCAAAAGCGCCAGTTCGTGGAGCTCAAGCCAGCACCAGGTGAGTCAGCAGCGGACTGGGCAAGGATTCTTAGCGATTTGGAAGAGACGACGGGCATCCGAATCGAGCGCCTAGCGTCGGGAGTGGTCCGCATTGGATGGCGAGAATACAGCGAGATTTGAGACACCTGGCCCGCCCTTCGCGGGCCTTTTTTTGCCCACGAATTTCAGATTACTGAAAATATTTATTCAGCATGCTTGACCTATTAATTTCAGATTGCTTAAATTCACTCAACGCCGAGATACACCGGCGGGCAGCTACGGCAGCCACCGCTCTTTAAAAACCAGCAGATGTGCCACCAGGCGCCGAGTGAATCCGGCAATTGAGTTCTGGTGGACGTTACGCAACGCAGCAAGCTTCCTCGCTCGACATGTCGGCCCGCAGGTTTGCTGAGCAACACCGATTTCACTGGCTGGCCTTGGCGACAGGGCCAGACGGGAAATCAACCAGGGAGCACAACCGTGAACAAAGAAGAGACCTACGACGAGCAGATCAGCCCGCTGATGCAGCAGATCATTGCCATCTGCAAGGACAAGGGCATCGCAATGCAGGCCAGCTTCGACATTGCTCACGATGGCGAAGGCCCGAACGGCGAGGATTGCTCGTCTCTGACCTGCACAACTCACCTGCCCGACGGTGAAGGCAAGTTCAACGAGCGTTTCGACAAGGCAAATCAAATCATTCGCCAGGGTCACCGCTCGCACAGCGCTCCGGTGATGCACCTCACCACCGTGAACGCCGATGGCTCAAAGACCCTGACCGCGATCATCTGAACAACCAGCGCCACGTCAGCCTGACGTTAACTGCCCGATCCACCTGGTTCCCCATCACCAGGCTGCATCGGCGTGTGATCTGAATGCGCAGGCTGATGCGCAAACCACGCCTCGTTGGCGAGCTACTGAGGCCTCATAGAGTTAGGCCGCCAAGCCGGAAAGAACGCAGCACCGGCCAGATCACACACCAATGCAGCCCACCGAGGACACTTCATGGAAACGATCACTTGCGGCTCATGGATTGGCCAGCTCGGCAAGGCGCTGGCTCCCCGCGAGCTTGAAGCATTGCTGTGGGTGGCCCAAGGCCTCACCACCAAAGAAATCGCCCGCCAGATGGCGGTCAGCCCAGGCACCGTGGCCAACCGCATCGAGAACGCGCTGTTCAAGCTGGAAGCCGGCCGCCGCATCGAAGCGGTCACCAAGGCCATGCGCCAACAGATCATAAGCCCGCTTTGCATCCTGCTCGCCAGCCTCATCGCAATGCATGCGGTGATCGACGACAGCGACCCCATGCGCCGCGACCGACGCGCTCCGGAGCGCCGCACCGCCCAAGTTCGAATCGTTCGCAAGGCCGAGGCCTTCGAATACCACGCCTGACCAACAAGGACCAACTCATGAACGCAGCCATTCGCAATAGCCGTGTGCAGTACCAGCAGGTGCAGCAGCTGGCCGAAGCCGCCTCCGCCCAGTTCCGCAGCAATTCTCGGTTCTTCGTCCAGCAGGGCGAGAACAACAGTTGGGCCATCGTCGGCGCCGATGACAATCGCCTGTACGGGCAGCGCCGCCGCTACTTCGACGCGGTCACCTACGCCCAGAGCCTGGAGCGTGCCGTCGAAGCGAAGTCTCTGCCGGTGATCACCGTGCGGAAAGCCAGCGACAGCGCGGCGCGCTGGGGGTCGCTGCTCGCTCTTCTGGTGATCATCGGCGCAGCGGTGGCCCAGTCATGAGCCGCGGGGTAAACAAGGTCATCTTGGTCGGCGCTGTTGGCCAAGACCCGGACGTGCGCTACATGCCCAACGGCCAGGCCATGACCAACATCAGCTTGGCCACCAGCGAGCAGTGGACGGACAAGCAGTCGGGCCAGAAGGTCGAGCGCACAGAATGGCACCGGGTGGTTCTGTTCGGGAAGGTCGCCGAGATCGCCGGCGAGTGGGCTCGCAAAGGCTCCCAGCTCTACATCGAGGGCAAGCTGCAAACCCGCGAGTGGGAGAAGGACGGGATCAAGCGCTACTCCACTGAGGTGCACGTCGACATGCGCGGCACCATGCAGCTGCTCGGCGGCAAGCCTCAGGGTCAGCAGCCTGGGCAAGCGCCCGATCGTCAACCGCAGCAGCGCCGACAGACGCCCCGGCATCAGAGCCAGCAGTCGGCACCGCCGGATAGCTTCGATGACGACATCCCCTTCGCCCCGGCGCACCACCTCACGGGGGCGTAGCCATGCACAACCAGCGCTACCAGTGCCCGCCTGCCTACTTCCTCGGTCGAGCCTGCAGAGACAACTTGCAGTCACGCGATTCCCAGCCCTACGGCTGGATGACCGTGGAGTGCGGGTGGTGGCTGGCAGGCTGGAATGACCGGGACATGGAGCTCAAAGGTAACGATAGTGGTTGAAATTCTCTGACTGCTGGCTGCGCATCTGTGCGGCAAGATAAAGATCTAAATCAACTGTAAGGATCGTATCCTCAGCGGCGGCTTTAAGAATACCTGCATCGGTCAGCCCTAGAGATGGGAATGCCTCATCAGCTGTAGACTCTTGTGAAGAGATATGCACCTCGCAGTGGTGCATTATGAACTCTTTCAACTTTGATCTTATCAAGTCACAGTGAGGGCCTTTAGTCTGCCAAAGAAGATTGCTGACCTCAACATAAACGCTGGAAAGAACGACAATTTGAACCCTCTCCAAGAGCATGATCAATATTTCAAAATCTTCAACACTGAAATTTGCCGTGCGCTTATGGCTACCTATGTATTCCTTGTCGTATAGACCAACTATTAAAAGAAGCAGCAAGTTGGTGTCAATGAACACCTTGCCATTCATTTCAGCAAGCGATCCTTGACAGATTTGACATTTCCAAAAGCGTCAATCGTAACAACTTTGAATGCTCTCCCCCGGCCTATCATGGCAGCGAGCCCTCCTCCCGTTAAGTTTCCAGCGGCTCTATCAAAGCCTATTGTTACAACCGTATTTCCGCGCTCATCCTGTTCAATTTCTTCGAGAAGAACATTCGAAATACCCTGATCACCGAAGAGATCGTGAACTGCATCGACGGCCTTACCGACCATTTGTTTAAGTTCCACGGTGCACACTCCTCCAAAGAAAGGCCGAGCATACCAATTTTTGCTCATCGACCAAAGCTTCGAAACTGACGCTGCCCTCCAGCGCCTTCCCCTATTCAACGATAACGCCTCCCCGGCGAGGGCGGCGCCTGCACGCAAGGACCACAACATGACCGAACAACAGCACGACGAGAGCAAGCTCGAGCGCGTCATCCGCAAGATCAAGCGCTGCCTGGCCCTTTCCAAAAGCTCGAACGAGAACGAGGCGGCCACGGCAATGCGCCAGGCACAAGCGCTGATGCGCGAGTACCGCCTCACCGAGCTAGATGTCCGCCTGAGCGATGTGGATGAAGTCCAGTCGGAGAAGTCCAGGGCGAACCGCCGTCCAACCTGGGATCGGCAACTTAGCGGGATCGTGGCCAGAGTGTTTGGTTGCCGACCTCTCTCGTATCGCCACTGGTGCGACACCTCCGGACGCATGGTGGAGCGGGCCTTGTTTGTCGGCGTCACACCAGCACCCCAGATCGCGATGTACGCCTACGAAACCCTGCTTGCCAAACTGACACAGGCCCGGCGCGACTACGTGGCTCAAGTCCGGTCCGGCAAGAGCCGCAGCGCCTACTCGCCAGAGACTGCCGGCGATCACTTCGCAATCGCATGGGTTTCAGTGGTGCACGGCAAGATCCATGAGCTGGTTCCCCGCGGCGAGGAGGATCCGGCCATCGAGCAGCACGCCAATGGACGCGACCTTGTAGCAGTGGAAAGCCAGGACAAGGCGCTGATCGAGCAGTACCTGTCCGGCAAGGAAATCGGCAAGCAGCGCAAGGCACGAGCCGTTGAGCTTGATATGGCTGCACAGATCGCCGGGATGCTTGCCGGGCAGCGTGTCGAGCTCAACGCTGGACTGGCCTCGGGCGGGCAGGATCAATTCAGACTGGAAAGCGCATGACTATTAACCCCTACCAGATCACTGGGCCGGCGCAGATCGGCGTCAGTGGTGGCCGCACCAGCGGGCACATGCTCTGGAAAATTCTGGAGGCCCACGGCGGCAAGCTACCGGCAGACGTGCACGCCTTCTTCCAGAACACCGGCAAGGAACGCGAGGAGACGCTGGTCTTCATCGACGCCATGGCCAAACACTGGGGCGTCAACATCGTCTGGATGGAGTGGTGCCGGGTGTACGGCCAGCCGGACGACGCGCCCTGGTACAAAATCGTCGACTTCGAGTCGGCCAGCCGCAACGGCGAGCCCTTCACGATGATGCTGGAGTACTACGAGGCTTATCGGAAGGCGGAGAAGAACCTGCCGGCCGTGCTGCCGAACTTCAGCAACAACATGTGCACCGCCTACCTGAAGGTGAAGATTGGCGAGAAGCACATGCGCGCCCTGGGCTACGACGAGTGGGACTGCATTGTCGGCATCCGCTACGACGAGCCGCGGCGCTACAGCCGGATGATGACCGCCAACGAGCGCGGCAATGCGCGATGGGACAGCGTCTGCCCATCCTACGTAGCCGGCATCATCAAAGAGGACGTGGCGGCTTTCTGGGCCGACCAGCCTTTCGACCTGGGTATGGATTCGGATTACGGCAACTGCGATCTGTGCTGGAAGAAGAACGAGGCCAAGCTGATCAGGACCATCCAAGAAGAGCCGTCCAGGGTGATCTGGTGGTCCGGCACCGAAGAGCGGTTTGGCCAGGTGTTCCGGCAAGATCGACCCAACTATAGGTCGCTGGCCTGGTCCGCAGATCAGCGAGCCAGGCAGACGGATTTCGATTTCGAATACCTGGCTGAAGACATCGACTGCTTCTGCGGCGATTAGAACAGCATCATTTTTTTGGGAGAAGTTCGATCGACGACGAGTTCATGGTCCTGAACTCATGGGCAACTGCATCGAGTGCAGATGACAAGCCTCTATCGATGAATGCTACCTCAGTCCTCCAGCCCTTCTGGCCTGCCTTAATCAGAGGAGGAACATAGTCAGCGTCCCCAGCGACCAAAACGATAGTAGACGGCCCCTCTTGCTCATACAGCGTCGAGGTAATCTCGGTAACCAAGTAAGCGTCGTCTTGCTTGGAACGCTGTGAACCGGGGCTACCGCTGAGATAACCGCGCATAACCTTGAAGCCCTGCTTCTCGGCGACCGTCCAGAAACTGTCGTCGTCAGGAATGACGCCAGCGATGTACGCGCTTTTCACGTACCGAGTTTTCCCATTGGCGTCCTTGGCAGCAGCCAGTAGCAGCCTTCCGAAATCGATACGGTAACCCCGGCTTTTTCCTGCATTCAGAAGTCCCCAAAAAAGATTCTGATCATCCACGAAAACGTGGACGGATTCATTCGCCAGTTCTCCGTGGGCCGCAGCATTTCCCGCACGAACAGACGGCGTAAGTGCCGCAGACTTTTTCTTCTTGGTCATCAACAGCTCCATGTTTAGTTAAACAATCTGCGGCCCACCCTAGCCCAACAAATGGCTGAACGCCACTACATAGGTATCCCCATGCCCACAGAAAACCGATCCAGCAACACCGAGATGGTCAGCATGCTGCAGCCTTGCCCTTTCTGCGGCGGTAAAGCTGACTCGCGCTGCACGGCCGGCCCAGATCCGGACTGGTTTGTTGAATGCACCGAATGCTTGGCGTCAGCCCCGGTGTTCAACGAAGACAAACTAGATGGCTGGAACATGCGCGCCCAGCCAGCCCCGCAGCCCCACCCCGAGCCTATAGCCTGGATGGTTGGTACTGCCTTCTGGTGGACAAAAGAAGAGGCAGAGAGGGATGCGGCGGAGAATGGGCTGCCGATTAGTGGCCTGGGGCCGATGACCGATGCTGCTGAGGTTGAGCGGCTGCGAGCTGCCTTGAAGTTCTATG